CCATTTTAGCTGGGAGGGCGGAGCCCGGCGCGCAGCGCTATATTTGTGTGGCAAATTCCAGAGGTTGCATCAAATTGATGGACCAGAATTCTTATCTGGGCACCCAAAAAATATACTTCACTATGCCACTTGAGTACGATGGTCAGAAAATGATGTTCGACGTTACGACTTCGGCTACCTTGGTGACCGACTGGCGGGAGTTACACAAGATGTATTCAGGCGTCTTCAAGAAGTTCGTCTTCCAGAAGGAGCGTGGTGATGAGGATGGTTATGTCCATTGGCAAGGTAGGGGTAGCCTGCATAAGCCAAAACGCTCTGGTGAGCTGCTCTCTCAGATTGCGCCACATCTTCCTGGTCATTGGTCTCTTACAAGCACCGAGGTTCATAAGTCCGCGGCTCAGTTCAATTACGCAATGAAGGTTGACACTCGACTGGAGGGTCCATGGACTGAGCAAGATGCACCGCCTGACCCACCACCGCGTACTAGGATGGTCATGCAGATGGAGGCCTACCATAGTGCCAACCAGTTCTATTCTTACCAGCAATATATTATGGCGCAGTCCAAGATCTATGATCCTCGCTACATTGATGTCATTCTGGACTTGAATGGCAACATTGGCAAGTCTGCTTTCTGTGAGTACCTTGAGTACCTGGGAAATGGCTTGGAGGTGCCACCGCTACGCGATATGCAAGATTTGGTTGGATTTCTGATGGATCAACCTCGGAAGAAGGCTCCAGAGTTTATGTCACTTCTGATTGATATGCCCCGAGGTATGAAGAAAGATAAGATGGCCGAGTTTTACGCTGGCATCGAGATTATCAAGAATGGGAAGTTGTTTGACAAGCGCTACAAGGGACGCCAGGACAGAATGGAGCGGCCTCGTATGTTTATCTTCACGAACACGCTTCCTATCTTTCAACTGCTGTCTATGGACCGTTGGCGGATCATCCTGATCAACGACAAGACCGAACAGGTTGAGGTTCTTACCGCCTATGAGTACATTGCCCGTTACGGTCCCAACAAATATCTCGACAAAGAATGTGAATGATTGTGAATGATGTTAATGATTTCCTATAAAAAAGAAAAGCATCCGGGTGTATTGTAACAGCGACCGCAGGGAGCGCCCCCGGATGTACCATGTATATTTTTTTCTATATGTATGGTAAAGCCAAAGATGCCATATGGTAGACGCACGTACGGAGCTACACGCCGCCCTGTCCGCCGGACTACTCGCGCTCCTGTACGCAGGCGTGCAGCTGCTACGGTCGTTCAGCGCGCAGTTAGAAAAGCGAAGGTCGCACGGTTCAACAGAAGCGTCCGCCGAGCAGTGATGCCAATGGTAGAGAGGAAGTATAAGGTGCTTACTATCTTTGATGCCGCTGGAATCCCTGGAGCAGGTTTGGCTCCGCATGCAGCGAATGCCCTCGGATTGCAGTCCAACCTTTTGAATGGCTCTGTCTTTGCGTTGGACCAAGGGAGTGGAACTGGAGAGCGGATTGGAAATACGATCACCAACTGCACCCTCAACTTGCGGGGTTATATCCAGACCAACCTTACTGGCCCAGCGACGTTGTTCCCCTTTGAAGTCCATGTGTTGGCTTTCAAGAAGAAGAACGATCCGTCTGGCGATACGACTGAGATTATTAAGACGCCAGGCGAGGCTGTGGGCCCTATTACTTACCAGATTAGGGACACGCTTATGCCGTTCAATAGAGCTACATACATAATTAAGCGTCACCGGGTGTTCAGGATGAGTCCTGCTCCGAGTGATGGGAACGACGAGATGAACTCGCAGACGTCCCGCGCTCCGATCCTACGCAGGTTTGCTATGAACATCCCGATTGCCAAGACTTTGCGGTACGACAATGCTTCCAATGCGCTTGGTTTCAAGGATCCGAACAATGACTGGGTCAGTTTTTGTGCCTATGTTATTGCTGGGAATGGCCAAAGCTATGCTCACACCCAGCAGCTTGCCAAGATTTATCTGGATGCCAGGTACACCTGGACAGACCAGTAACTAGCCTTGGCACTTCAAAAAAAAAGCGCAGAGCATCGACCCGCTAGCGCAGCGACCCCATTTTAGCTGGGAGGGCGGAGCCCGGCGCGCAGCGCTATATTTGTGTGGCAAATTCCAGAGGTTGCATCAAATTGATGGACCAGAATTCTTATCTGGGCACCCAAAAAATATACTTCACTA